GTCCGTGGTGAACGCCTCGGCGGCCATGGTAACGCCGTCGCTGGTCTGTTTGTTGGCGTACTGATCCGCAGGTTTGGCCTGGAATGTAGTCGCCTTGTCGGCGGCGGCGACCTTGGCGGCGTTCTCGGCAGCGTTCGGCTCGGCCGGTGGGTCCACCGGCTTTTCCTCAGCGTCCTCGGCCTTGTACATCGAGATCAGCGCCTCGGGGTTGGCCGGGCGGTCGACCAGGCTGACCTCGATCAGCTTGATCCCGGTGATCTGCTTGCGATCGTCGGGGTCGCGGGACAGGACCTTGCCGCCCACGCTGAAGCCCTTGTAGACGCCCGCCGTGACCTTCTTGATCGCGATCGGATCGACGATGTGCGCGCCGAACGAGGTCCGGCCGTCATCCTCCACCGCGGCCTCGAGCGCCGTGCCGGCGGCCATCGGCTGGTGCATCTCACGCACTGCGCCAAACTTCATGTAGTCCGGCAGGGCCGCCTTCATGGCTTCCGGGGTGATCGTCTCGCCATCCGAGTCGACCGCGCCGCTCGAGGCGTAGCCGTAGACCTTGATGGTCCCGTCCTCCTGCGGCTCGACCTTGCAGATCTCCGCATAGCGGCGGAAGTTCACGTTCATCGGTGGCTCTCCGTTATTGCGCGCGGACGGGAAGGATCCCGCCCAGCACGAGGGTTTTCTTTGCGTTCGTCGTCGGGTATTTCACGACGATGTCGTAGTCGCAGCCGTCGAGGCCGCCCATCACCGGGACGAACAGCGCGGTCGACGTCGCGTTCAGGATGTTGCCGCCGGCGAGGACGCTGGCCGGGCTCGGGTCGGTGCCGTAGACGGTTCCGCACGACACGACAGGAACGCCTGACAGGGTTTCGCCGCTCGCGAGGCCGGCGCTGAAGTCGAACGTCAGGATCACGAGCTCGTTCGGATCCTTCTGGTCGAACCGGTTCGCAGTCGTCATCTAGCAGCTCCATCGAACCGTGAAGGCCCGGACAGGCAGCGCGACGCTGAACCTGCGCGCGCCGGTAGCAACCGCGAACGGCCTGGCCTTGGCGGCCGTCGAGAACGTCCTCGTCGGCAGAGCGACCGAGAACGCCCGCGCATTGATCGCGACCGTGAAGCACGGGTCCGCGACGTAGGTGATCGCCGGCGTCAGGCTCTGGACGGCGACCGTCGAGCGCGACACCAGCGCGCCGGCGAGGTAGATCTGCGCCGTCAGAAGCGAGGTCGTCGAGGCGGCGGCCGAGGCCGTCGCTGCCAGCCCGATGCCGCCCGTGATCGCCGCGGAGACCGAGCTGCCTGCCCCGGCCTGCGCGGAAAGTGCCGCGGCCACGGCGCCGAACTGCCCCGAGGCCGCTGCCAGCGCCGGCATGAGCGACGCCAGCGGGATGCCGGTGGTGATCCCGGCCGTTCCGGTCGCTTTGGCCGCGGCGGCGGCGTTGAGCGCGATTCCGGCTGATAGCCCGGCGCTCGTGTAGACCACCGAGGCGGTCGTCGCGGCGAGCGGGATGGCCGTCAGGACCGTCGAGACAGCGGCCGCCACCGCGTTGGGCGCGGCGGAGATCGGCATCCCGGTCGTCAGGGATGCGCCGAGCCGGGACTGCGCAGCAAGAGCCGAAGCGAGCGCACCGGCGACGGGCGCGAAGGTCGCGGAGACCGAGACGAGTGCCGTCCCGGCCAGCCCGAACGCGATGCCGGTGCTGATCGCCGGGACCGCGCCGGCCACCGACACCAGCGACGCCGAGAACTGGATCCCGGTCGTCACGGGCGCGGACACGCCGGCAAGGGCTGACATCTGGACGCCCAACTGCGCCGTCAGGGTCAGGCCGGAGGCGTTGGACGCCGCCGCTGCAGCCGCCGCCGCCAGCGGCATCCCGGTCGTCAGCCCTGCCGTCAGGGTTGCCGATGCGCCGCCGGCACCGACCAGCGCCGCAGCGTTGGCTGCGAACGCGCCGGCCATGTTGGACAGCGCGCCGGCCGGGACCGCGAACAGGATGCCGGTCGCGGCCGATCCGACCGATACCGAGATGGCGCCGGCCGAAGCCGCGAGCGCCACGCCGGTCGCGGCCGATCCGACCGATACCGAGATGGCGCCGGCCGAAGCCGCGAGCGCCACGCCGGTCGCCATCGACGCAGATACGCCAGAACCCGCTGCCGCCAGTGCGGCCAACTGCGCCCGCAGGGTCAGCGGCGACACCGCGCTGCTGTTGCCGGCCGGCGATCCGGCCAGCGGGATGCCCGTCGTCATGCCGGCCGTGCCGGATGCCGTGCCGGTCATGGACGCGGCCAGCGCCGCGCTCGCTCCACCGGCCTGCGTGTAGCCGCGCAGCGCGGGCTTAAACCGAAAATTCCTGTCAGGCGTGCGAACGCCGGGGCCGGATTGCCACACCTTGCCGACGCTGGCGGGCTCCGACAGCGCGACCATCCACGTCGCGTAGTCGTCGCTGGCGTTGGCGTTGAACGTCGCGGCTTTCGTGCCGACGCTGGCGAACCGCTGCGCCTCGACGACCACCGAGGACGTGCCGCCCCAGCCCCAGCCCGTGCCGATGCTGGTGAACCCCGTGCCGGCGCTCGGCGTGGCCGTGCCGTTGAGCGTCGCCATGCAGAAGCCGACGACGATGCCGGGAACACCGCCGCAAGCGACCGTGCCCGTCGTCGCGTTGTTGGTTCCGCTGCCCAGCCCGATCTGCACGTTGCTCTGATGACCGAGCAGCGGAGTCGGCCCGACGCCCGTGACTTCAAGGACAATGATGCCCATGTAGTCGACGAAGCTCACGTTGTAGTTCAGCGTGAACGTCGTGCCGGCCGGGATGACCGCGCAGTTCGACTTATAGAACGCGCCTAGCGCCGTGTTCGCGGTCGAGTTGGTATCGAGCCATAGGTCTAGCGTGCTGTAGATGCCGTTGACGCCATCGCCAGTCGGCGCGCTCGAATAGGCGTTCTGCGCAAGCTGCGGCGTGTTCACGCCGCTGTCGTGCGCGCACATGCCGATGATGATCAGCGTGCTGCCAGGCAGCGTGTCCGCAGCGAGCGTCGTCGTGTAATAGGCCGCGCCCGTAGTACCCGCCGAGGGGCACAGAATCGAGTATTGTCGGACGCTAGCGGTCATGGATCGTCGTCCTCAAGACGATCAGTTGCGCTGCACGACCTCAAACTGCTCGCAATTCATGGAGCCGGTCGCCACGGTCTGCGTGAAGTACGAGTCGAGGACGTAGCTCGTTGATGCGTCGAATCCGGTCGCGGGAGAGAGCGCGAGCGAGCCTGTCGGCACGTTGAGCACGCCGCAGCCACCCGCCGAGGGGAGCGGAGACCCGATGACCGCCTCAGACGCCCACATCCCCTGCGCCCAGAACTGCGTCAGCGTGCCCATGCCGGCGACGCGGACGGTCAGGTCGACATCGAGCCACCATGGGACGTTCGTCTTGGCGACGACGTTCAGCGCAAGCGCGCCGGTATCGAAGATCACGTTCGACCCGAGGCGTATGTCGAAGCGCGCGGTGCCCGGCGTCGTCACGACGGAGGAGATGATTCCCGACGCCCTCACGTTGAACTTCATCCCGGGAACCAGCAGCGCCGCCGGGATCGTCGGCTTCATCTGGTTCGCGGCCGGGCTCGATGCCACAAGCATCGAGGCGGCTGCGGCCGCGGTCAGCGTCGGGCCGGCGACCGGCAGGACAAAGAGCGAACTGTTCCAGCTATTGTTCGACATGGCGGCCGCCTTAGTTGTCGATCTGGATCGTCAGCGCGGAGATCGCGAAGCTCGGGGCCGCGTCGCCGTTGTTGATCGTCTTCGGCACCGAGAGCGCCGCGCCGACGATCTGGTTGCCGGCCGTGAGCTGGTCGAACAGCGCGATCACGCCGACCATTGCCGAGCCGCTCGCCCAGTTGGCGGTCGGGCTCGGGAACGTGATCGCGGCGTTGTTCGCCGTCGTGCCGCCCGTCGGGCCGCCGGTGCCGGAGCTCGCGGTCGTGGTCGTCAGGCCCTGCGTGCCGGCCAGTGCCGTCAGCGAGCAGGTGATGGGCTGGCGCGCATACGAGCCGCTGGACACCTCGGTCAGACCCGCCGGGAAGCCGGTGTTCGACTGGAGGACGGGCGTGATTTCCGTGAAGACCGCGGTGCCGTCCGTGATCGCCTCGCCGGGCACACCCAGGTACGTGCCGGGCTGGGAGCCCGCGGTCGTGCCGGCCGTGGTGCACCGATAGACGTGCTGCTTCGTGTCGCCACCGGCGCCGCCGGTCGCGGTCAGGCTGATGCAGTCGCCGGTGGAGTACGCCGTCGAGCTCGCCCGCAGGCCCTTGTTGATCGCGAACAGCGCCGCGTAGACGTTCAGGAGCGACGGCATCCCGGACACCGCCGTCCACGTCACAGTGCCGTCCGTCAGCGTCGAGCCGATGGCCGGGCACGCCAGCGTGGTCGTGCTGCCGGTCGTGCCGGCAGTCGTGCAGCGCAGGAACTTGCCGCCGCCAGCCGTGAAGGTCGAAGGCGGTGCAACGACCTGTCCGAGCGTGTAGGCCGTCGTCGCCGCCCACACGCCGGTCACGACCGCGGTGCTGTTCACGGTGCCGGCAGAATTGACCGCACCGCCGCGCAGCAGCCCGTCGATCAGCATGTTCTCGATGAATGCGCTCAGTGCGGACATTATTCGTCTCCGTTGGATTTGATTACCGGCAGGATGGCGCACTCGCAGTTCGGGTGCAGAGGCGGCCCATCACCACCGTCATTCGGGAAGTCTTCGTCGAGCTCGACCACGACGCCGTCCAGTTCCTGGCACAGCTCGCAGCAGTCGGCCGATGTCAGCCACTGCTTGCCGCTCACCAAGCCGCTGGCCTTGTAGCCGGCGAGGTTGCCCTGCGTATCCGCGAAGGCCGTCTCGGTGCGCGCGACCATCGAGCTGCGCTCGTCACTGAACGCATGGGACGAGGACACCGCGTCGGCAAGCCGGTCGTTCGACCAGCCCTCCTCCATCGCCTGGGTGACGGTGCCGCGAAGCATGTCTCGGGTCGCCTCGTCGATGACCCACTCGGCGTTCGGGTTGTCGACGAGCTCGCCGTCGACCCACTTCTTGCCCACCATCTCCGCGGCCCGGTCGCGGGCGTAATCGACGGCGTGCTCGTTGACGAGGCTCACGATGTCGGGCTCGTCCACGACGCCGATCTGCGCCAGCGCATCGACGCCGCCAGCGGTCACGATGTCGAGCAGAGCGTCGTCGACGCCCTGCATCAGCACCACGGCCTTCTTGCCGAGGCGAATCTCCGAGAGGATGTCCTCGACCCGGTCGAACTTCTCGTCCTTCCTAAACGCGTGTACGCGGCGCAGGGTCGCGGCTTTCCAGTCCGCGAGCTGCTTGCTCAGTACCGAGCGAAGGACTTCGCGTGGTCGTGCGACCGATGAACGGTCGCGATCGAGCGGCTTGATGGCTTTTTTTTTAGGAGCTTGGCCGCCGGGTCGGTGGGATCGGGCGAACCGTCGAACGGCTGGCCCGGCTGGCCCGGCTGGCCCGGCTGGCCCGGCTGGCCCATGTGGGCGGCGAGCGCCGGCGGCGGCGGCGGGCTGAGTTCGTCCTTCTGCTCCTGCGTCAGCGGCGGCTTGCCGAGCGAGTCCTGCCGCACCTCGTCGGGCGTCAGCACCTTCGCGGTGACGTAGATCTGGTCGATCTGGGCGCGGACGAGCTGGTCGAGCTCCTGATCCATCTCCCAGTAAAACTCGAGGTCCGAATAGCCAAACCACCGCCAGATGATCTGGTTCATCGCCGAGCCGACCCACTGCATGATCGGCGCGAGGCCTTCCTCGAGGGCGACCTCCTGCGCGGTCTCGGCGGTGGCCCGGTTGGCCTGCTTCGTGAACGCGGTCGGCGGCAGGCTGAAGGCGTAGCACACGATGCGCGCGAGCCACTCGTCGAACGAGTCCTGCAGCGCGCGCTCCTTCGTGTCGAAGGGCTTCATCCCCTCGGTGACGAACATCGCGCCGCGGCGATTCTGGAGGTTGCCGGCCAGCATCGACTCCCACCAGTCGGAATACTGCCGGATCTGGTCCGGGTTCCATTCCTTCGGGATGCTGAAGATCAGGTCGGGCGTCGAGCCCTTCGTGTAGTAGGCGAGCTGCGACATCTGCCGGCGCAGCGCGATGTTCACCGTGATGATGACCTGCTCGACGGGCGAGTACCCGTAGATCTTGTGCGTGCGCTGGTTGCGCGGCAGGTAGAGCAGCTCGTCGCGGCTGTAGTCGACCGCCGGCAGGCCCTTCAGGTACTGCTGGTAGGCCGGATTCGGCGGAATCGGCGTGCGGCCGTCCGTGTTCAGGATGCGCTTGAAGAGCGCGCCGTCCATCAGGTCGAGCGAGTACACGCCGCCGCCGCGGGTCGCGCGCGGGTAGATCGTCGCCGCGTCGATGACGAACTGGTCCTCGAGCAGCATCCGCAGCCAGGTCTGCCAGTCGTGCTCGCGATCCGGCAGCAGCAGGAAGTCGGCGATCTGCTGGCAGCGATCGTCGGGCTTCGCCGGCTTCCCGTCGGCCTGCTTGCCGCGCGGGCGCACGCCCCACGCGAGCTTGCATATCTGGTCCTTGCGGGTCTCGATCGCGAGCCGAAGGATGTCCGAGCCGTCAGCCAGGCCGCGGAGCTGAGCGAAGCTGATCTGCTCGTTGCCGCGCGGGACGTACTGGAGGTTGAAGCCGGTCTGGTAGTCGAACTGGCGGCCGACCGCCTCGGTCTGCGCGACGGGGAGCTGCGGCTGGGAAGGCCCGAACCACTGGTCCGGGGCCTTGCCGGTCAGGGCGTAGCGGACGCCCTGAGTGACCCGGGCGACGATGCCCGGCTCGATCGGCCTGCGCTGTGCGTCGGTGCCCGGCATGGCGTCAGACGACCGCACCCGTGACCGGGTTCCGCCACTGGGTGCCGTCGTAGACGATCTCATAGCCGAGCGTCGTGTCGACGAAGCGCTTGCCCTTGGAGATGCCCGTCGTCGGGCGGCCGGCGGTCGCGGCGACGGGGCCGGCGGTGTGCCAGCCGTTGACCTCGAGGAACGCGGCGTGGTGGTCGGGCACGTCGAGGGTCGAGCCCACGGCGCACGAGTACGTCTGGCCGCTCGCGACGGTGATTGGGTTCACGCCCGTGGTCGGGCCGGACGGCGGCATCACTCGGGTGGTCATGGTCGAAACCTCTCGGAAGGGTGAAGGGTGGCGCCGGGTTCAGGCGTTCTTGACGTCGGTCTCGACGGCCTTGGCCGCCGACTCGACGCGGGCGCCGTTCTTGCGCCAGACGAGCGCGCCGCCGATGAACCCGAAAATCAGGCCGAGGCCCAGGCCAACGATGAACTGCATGATCGGCTCCGTAGTGGCTAGATCGACTTCTTGCGCTCGGCTTCCCGGCGCTCGGCTTCCTGCTGCATGAACAGCAGCATCCCGGTGTTCACGTTGCGGATCAGCGGCGCGAGCGCGTAGCGCATCGCGTCGATGATGTGGTTGTGCTGGTCGACGACCTCGGGCAGTACGTCGCCCGATCGCGCGTCGACCTTGTACGAGTACAGCCGGGCCTCTTCGGCCGCGTGCGGGCAGCGCGGGTGGATCACGATCCGCTCGTACTGGCGCAGGTGCGCGATGCCGTCCTCGACGCTGCCCTTCCACTTCTCGACGCCGACCGTCGAGGGGTAGCCGTGGCGCTGCAGGTACGAGATCGTCTCGGGCCTCGCCGAGTCGGCGCGGATGACGTGCTCGCGCGCGCCTGGCACCGCATCGAACAGCTTCGGCGTCGCGTCGATGTCGCAGCCGATGGCATAGGCCTCGTGCTCGACGTACAGCGTGCGCTCGTGGATCCAGAGCTTCACGAGCGTCGTCGGGTCCTGCGAGAAGCCCCAGTCGGCGCCGAAGTACGGCCCGTCCCACGGCTTCACGCCATCCGGCAGCTTCTCGCCCGCCTTCGGCTTCAGCACCGGCTCGAACGCCTCGATCGCGTACTTGTTCGCGAGGATCTGCGACTTCGAGTTCTTCCGGAACTTGCCCTCCCAGACGTGCTGGTACGCGTCTGGATCGACCCGCGCGAGGTATTGGCGCTGCAGGTCGAGCTTCTCGGGAAGCCACGGATTGTCGCGCCAGTTCGTCTCGACGATGCGCGCGTTCGGCACCGGGTCGACGATGAACCGCTTCGAGGTGGCATCGCCCTCGAGGTCGGGGTTGAACGAGCACCAGATCTCCGATCCCCTGGTGCGGATCGTCGGCTCGATCTTCTGCCAACTGTCCTCGGTGACGCTCTCGCCCTCGTCCACCCAAAGGATGTCGATGCCCTCCGTGGACTTGAACTTCGCAGGATCCGTGCGGATGCCGGCGAAGAAGAACTCGGACCCGGTGTGCGGGACCGTGATGCGGCTGATGCCGATGTCGAAGTACCGGCCGAGGCCGAGCGCTTCGATCTGGGTGCAGAGCGTCTCGTGCACCGATTCGCGGATCGAGGTCTGGTACTCGCGCGCGCAGGCGACGCGGATGCGGCGCGAGGCTGCGAGCAGCACCGCCACGCGCGCGAAGCCCCACGACTTCAGGCCCGCGCGGCCACCGTACATGACCTTGTAGTCGCTGGGAATCCAGTTCCCGGCGCCATCGAAGAACAGGTCCCGAACCTTGGGGGCTAGGACTTCATCCACCGGGCCCGCCGTTGGCGAATCCGATGTTGATCACCGGGGGCGTGAGCGGCGCGCCGTCCTTGCCGGTCAGCTCGGTACGGTCGGTCCAGAGCTTCAGGTTCCGGCCGAGCAGCTCTAGGCCGCGCAGGCGATCGCGCGGCTCGTACTTCGCGCCGTAGGCGATCTCCGCAGTGGCCGTGAGCACGCGGTCGGACCGGATGCCGGCGCCGCGCAGCTTGTCCTCGATCCGCTTCTCGAGGAGCTGTTGCACCCGCGGGCGCGCGAGGCACTTCGAGGCGGCGATGTCGGGGCGGGTGCCCGTGAACCCGGCACGCAGCATCGCCTGGCTGCCGTTGTGGTCGACGAGGTATTCCTCGACGAACCGACGCTCTCGCGCCGAGACTTTCAGCGATTCGGCCATGGCTCAGGTGACTCGGTGCCGCGTCTGGTGCTTGCACAGCGCGGAGCGGCGGG